CTTGGCGCCCTTTTCCGCCTGCGCCATCGCCGTCTTCTCGTCGACGAACCGGGCCCTGCTCAGTATCTCCATGATCGGCATGTCGCAGTCGACCCACTCGCCGCCTTCGTACTTTTCCAGACCGCCAGTGTCGGACGCCCGCACAACGACGCCGTCCTTTGTGACAAAGTGCAGCATGAACCCGCCGGATCCCTTCTCCTCCTGCCCGTCCGAATCGCCACTTGGCTTGTGCCCCAGTGCGTCCTTCACCTTGTCGCGATCTTCTGGATGCACCTGCCAGACCCCCGGTTTCTCCGGATGCTTCTGCATGCGAACCGCGTGGCCCGGCGTAGTGTGATCTCCCGTATGAACCGTGACGTACTTTTGATCCTCCGGAACCTGCTGGCCGTCACCGCCATTCCCGTTTGGGCTCTCTGGCCCCGAATCGGTCCCGCCCCGCTGCCCCTCTGCATCATCCCCGCCGCTGCCACCCTCGCGCTCGTGGCCCTTCACCGGAATGCTTTCCCCGTTCTTCCCCGTGCGCGTGAAGGAACGAACTGTCGCCTTGATGATCCCATCACCGGCAATCGTGAAATCCACCGGATTGTGCTGGTCCACAACGAAGATGTGGCCCTGCCGCGTGATCACCAACCTCGACCCGTCAGGTAATATCGATTTCGTCATCTTGACCCCCAGCTCTTTCAGCTTCGCCTTCCGCTCTGCCGCGTACTTGGCATTCTCCTCCGGCGTGTCCGCATGCTGCATGGCCTCCAGCTTGTCGAGTTCTCCCGCCCCCGGCCCGAGCACCTTCTCATTCTCCTTGATCCACTTCTTGATCTTCTTCTGCTCTTTCGGATCGTTCTCTTCCGCCAACATCCGCCGATGTTCCGACAACGCCGCCGCATGATGCCACCAGTCCATGTACAGCTCGTTCAGTCGCTCTCGCCGCCAATCTGGATCGTCCCAGTTCGGATCCATCGAGAAATCAGCCCGCGTGAGCATCGTCTGAGCGACGCCGTTGTAGTGATCGTGCGCCTTCACCGTCGCCCGACCCGAGTAGCTCTGCCCCTCAAGCAGCGACTTCGACGACGACCACCAGACGAGCACATTGCCGTCCGGATCACGGAACTTGTGCATCACAGAGATGCCGTACATGCCTTCTACGGCGTGCTTGAACTCAAGAGTCAGGTTCTTCCACTCCTGCCTTTTCCCAACCGTCCCGACGTGCTTCGATTCCTCTTTTTCCTTCTCCGCAACCGCCTTCTTGCCCTTCTCTCGCAGGTATGCGGGGACGATAGACGCCGCGAATCCGGCGTGTTTCGAAAGCTTGAGGTACCCGCGCTTAGCAAGCACAGCAATGTTCCAGAGGTACTCATTCGGCGGATTCGGATCCGCGTCCAGTTCGTCGTACAGTTGCTCAGCCCACGCCAGCGACCTCTTCGCCAGATCCTTGTCCACGTCCGTCGGCGGATTGTCTGCTATCTCCTTGGCCTCCTTTGAATTTGGCTTCGCTGCTGCCCACATGAGCACGGTGCTGGCCGTAGAGAATGCCTCTTGATCATTCGCCTCCTGCGCCCGCGAGACGAAGCCGCCACGCTCACGGATGTCCTTTGCGACCATCGCAAGGAACTTCCCCATGTCGTACATGTCGGACTGCAGCGAGTCTACGTCCCAAAAGCTGTCCCCCTCCTCATCGTTGAGCGCTTGGCTGATATCGTTGAAGATCTCCGCCGCCGCAACCAGCTTCTCCGGATCATTCGTCCCGAGGAAATCCCCAAGACACTGTTTCCCAATCTGCTTGTACGTCCCATCCTCATGCTGCACGATGAATGTCTTCTTGCGCTTCCGGTTCGTGCTGCAATGGTCGCACTTCTGCTCGCCCTTCCGGTACTCCTTCGGGACCGTCTTCCCAGACGCCGCGTTGACGATATTTCCAATCTCGTCCCCGTGCTCGATGCTGCCGACAAACGTCCACCCCTTCAGTGATGGAGCCTCGCCGATCACCTGTGCTGGAAAGAACTGGACCCGCCGGCCAGTGTCCCGGTAGCTCGACGGCGCCGATTCTCCCGGACGCAGAGCTAACCGGTAGACGCCGCCACGTTCGTCCGTAGATTCGAAGATCTCACGTACCTCAGGCTTGCCAATGCTCAGCTCGATCTCGGCAACCCCGAGACGCTTAGCCCTTCTGTTCAGCTTCGTCAGCTTCTCTTTCAGCCACTCCAGACGTGGCGCTGACACCCAACGTACGGGAAACGGTTCGGAAATCTCCCGACCACTCAGAGAGTCATCCAACCAATGGGAATGGATCGTATCAGCGAGAAGCGACGCCCCGCCCCCGTGGTTCATCAAAAAACTGCGCAGAGTCACGCGCTCCTGCTCGCTGCGAGCGCCGATCTCACGCAGGATTTTCCACTTGCCAGCCCTGTCCGCCGACACGAATTCTTTGCCCAGATCGTACCCGATCTCCACCGCGTCCTCGTACGAGTCAGCCGCGAGCATCCGAGCAACCTGTTCCTCCGTCCTGCTCCGCTTCTTCTGGAGTTTTGCCGGCAAAACAGGCTCGTGGGCCCGCCAATGGGGACGGCCAAGCTTGTCCACTCCAAGGTATGTCTTCCCGCTCTGCGAGATCGCCCCTTCCCCCTGCGGTCGACCCTTGCTCTGCTGCTTCTTCACCGAGGAACCCCCGCCTCCGGCTCCGCCACCAGCAGGAGCACCGAACAGTGTGAGTTGCTCCGCCTTCGCCAGCATTCCTTCGAGCCACCTGAGCGCCTTCACCAACGTCGACGGATCGACCATGTGCATGCGAGTGAATGCCTCTGGAGAAACATCGACCGCACGAGCACGCTTCTTCCCGGCCGGCCGCACGAGCACCTTCCCATTCTCAGCCCCCACGATCTCCACCCTTTCTCCGCTTGCCCGTTCGTACACCTGACCAGCCGAAAGCCCCTCAGGCATTGCCTCGCTCTCGACGAACCGGAGACCGAACCGATGCCCGTATTTGAACAGCTCGTCTTCGTACTTCTCCGCCCCGACATGCAGCGCATTGCTCAGATGGTCCGCCAGTGTCGTTCCGGCCGCAGTACGCCACGTTGCATGCCACGCATCGCTTGCATTCTCGAATTCGCGCCGCGACGCACGCCGCATCTCAGGATTGTCCCACTCGCCTTCGAGAATCCATTTCCCACCTTCGCGCGCCAGCCTGTATGGATGCTGATTCGGACGGAGTTCCTTCTGGTACGCCTGCCAGACGCGATGGATGTGAGGATGCGATAAGATCGCCAGACGTCGCGCCCCGAATTGGCCAACGTCGCTTCCTTCCCCCCTGCTGGCTGCGGCAATCAGGGATTCCAGTTCCTCTTTGGTGGCCCGCTGCACGCTCATACGCTGGCCACGCTTCTCCCCGTACCGCCATGCCCCGGACTTGGTGCGATATCCTTTTCCACCACGCGAACCCGGGCTCTTGACCGGAGTTTTGCCGGTGAAGAGCCCGAGTTGTTCAGCTTTCAGGATCAATCGCATCAAGGTCCGTAGCTACGGAGCGAAATCGAGTACCTGCAATTCGTGCAGGTATTGCACTTCGCATAAAACCATTCGCAGTACAGATCGAATTCATAAATCTGGTCGACGGATGTCTGCTCCAAAGCATGCCCATACGGCCCCAGATCAGCGAACTGGCTGTCAACCATGCAGTACAGTGTGATGCTGGCCGTCCCTTCCATCTCGATATGCACGGTCGTGTGGCCCCAGATCGGAACAACCATCGTTGAGCCTGTCTGCGTAGCGTCAGTAACCAGTCGCCACGCTCTCCCGACCTGCACCGGTACTTTGACAGCCGTGTAGTTCGCCGTCGGAGTTGGCGTTTCCGTCGGAGTTGGCGTGTCTGTATTCGTCGGCGTGTCTGTCGGCGTAGGCGTATCAGTGATCGTCGGAGTTGGCGTCTCCGTAATCGTCGGCGTAGGCGTCTCCGTCGGCGTGTCCGTGTCTGTAGGAGTTGGCGTTTCCGTCGGAGTTGGCGTTTCCGTCGGAGTCTCGGTCGGCGTATCCGTGTTCGTCGGAGTTTCCGTCGGCGTCGGAGTTTCCGTCGGAGTGTCCGTGTCCGTAGGAGTCGCCGTCGGAGTGTCCCATGCCTCACCGCACCCCTCGGTACAGGTCACGCCATCATTGAACGCCAGCGCACCATCCGGAGCACACGCCGTGACGCACGCGCTCATGTCAGCCACCGAGTCAGTACAACTTGGCGTGTCGCACACGCAGCATCCGGCAGCATCGGCCCGGCCCGGCGCCCATGCCGACAAGGCGACCGCCGCGACCAGCAGAATCAGCACTCGAATCTTCATCGGCCGTTCTCCCTCTCGCGCAAGATGTTCTCGATCATCATGCGCTTTCGCACCGCTGAACATTGGGTGATGCACGTCCCGCCCTCGTTGTAAGCTCTCCCGTCCGACTGCTTCTCGCGACAGAGCACCGCACAGCTCCTCATGTCCATCACGCCCTCATGGCACTGCGCGTCGCCACATACGCAACAGCCGCCGGCAATGGCCGTCTGCGGAGAGACCGCCACCATCGCCAACAGTGCTGCTGCTGACAGAAATCCTATCCTCATCATCGCTCAATACCTCCCTGCCATTGCCCTCTGACGAGCTGCTTCACGTTGGGCCTTTACCTCGGCGTCACGCTTCCCGGGATTCTTCCGGCGAGTAATGATTTCCTTCCCAATCGTATGGACGTCATCCGCGTACCAATTCGCGTTCGCCGCTTCCGTGGTCCCCGGCTCATGCCCGAGCTTCCGCGATGCCGCGTCCCAGATGTCCCGCGTTTCGCGTGCATCGTTCAGAGCGTACTGCAACTCCGCGTCTGTGTAATTGGCGTACTGGGCCTCTTTCCGAGCAAATGGATACTGGCCTTTCCCGGCACCATGCGACACAGGCGGTTCGTAGCGCTCCGGAGCTTCCTGCCCGCCGCCTTTCGGCTTCTTGCTGGCACCGTACTCATTAGCTGCCCCACCGCCAGCGAGTCGGTTGGCTTCCGCAACTGCGCTGTTCAAGGAATCGTGGCTCTTCCGTGGCTCCCAACCGACGCCAACATGCGTTATCTCGTAAACCGCATACTGAACCTTGGGTTCACCCTTCTGGCCGAACAGTCGCTTAATAGTACGTTGCGCAACCGCAACTCCGCCACCACCGGCACGTTCCCGCGAATGCACCACTGGCAAACCACCGATCTTTTCCACCCCAAGTTCGCGCCGAGTCTGGACCGGCTTCTCGCCGTACGCCACCCCGCCCGGCTTGGTGAAGTAGTACCGACCGCCCCGACTCCCCGGCGCTTGGACCTTCGCCTTCAGAAAGATCCGGCCGCGAGAGTCGCAGCCGAGAGCCTTGGCCAACTGGCCACCTTTCATTTGCTTGAACACGCCCATGACAAGCGCGTAAAAGCGATCGTCCCCCTCATTGACGTCAGGGTACTGCTTCTTGACGATCTCCTTCGCTTTCGTCCACTTCTTCTCGTCCGCTGGACTCTTTACCACTGCTGCCGGCATTGCCCCTTCCCTCCTGCTGGGCCTTCAGCTCATCGATGATCTCCTGCTGAGCCTTCAGGACCCTCTCAGGCGTGATCTTACGTCGCCAAAACCGCCACCACGGCCGCTCGACCTCTTCCATCACCACGCGGATATGAGCAGCCGACTCCAGTCGTGCATTCGCCACAGCACGCCCCAGCTCCGCCACCCGTGCATCCACGAGAGCGAACTTCATCTTGATTTGCTTCCGCTCGCTGATCTTCTTTGTCCCGCCCGATCCAGACATTGCCCCGATTCCTTCCTACGTCCCCCGACGTGACTACGCTGCCTGCCGGCGCTTCTTCGCATGCGCCGCTCTCGCCTTCGCCGCTCTCGCCTTCGCGGCATTCTCGCGCATGGCCTCTAGCTGCTCCGGAGTAAGCTTCCGCTTCTTGCGTTTCCCCTGCGATTCCCCATCTGCAACCGCACGCAACTGCTCCGTAGTCCTGAGCAAAATTCTCAGTTCTTGCCTCAGTCGGTACCTTTGCGCCGACAAGCGTTCCACCTCTTTCTCGACGTCCGCAAGCTGCGCCTTCTTCAGCTCCAGCATGTCTGCGAAATCCCCCGATCCGACTCCATCCATTTTGACCCCCAGCCCGCGACAAAACGCCGCCAATTGTTCCGCCAGTTCCTCTGGCGTCAGCTCTCTCGTCGAATTTGCATCCCCCACCCTGTACCGCACGCGGATCGTCCTGCCGACTACCGTGATAGCCAACTCCGCGCCGTTGGTCTCGTTGAACAGATCCTTCCATGTCACGCCGCCTGCTGTTGGATCCCCATGGCCTGCATCAGGTTTGCGTAATACGGTGCGTGCTTCTCGTGCGTCTCCTTCATCACCGCAAGATACTTCTCCCACGGCGGACACACGCAGTTTGGATGGATCGGACCGATCTTCGGAACCCAGTTCTCCTTCGGTCCCGTGTTCGGCCCCAACTCGCTCCACTTCTCGACGTCCTCTGGCCGGTACAGCTTCGGCGTCCCGTCCGGATTCTTGAACATCCTCAGACACACCTTGCAAGGCGTCGATGATGTCTGCCGGAAAATCAGTGCTTCGTCTTTCCACCGCTTTCGATCGTTTTCCCATGCTCCCCGACTCCGCGCTTCTGCCATTTCCGTTCTGACCACTCTTTCAGCGTCACGGGCGATGCCACGCGCCCGTTGGCTGTTCCCCAGTTCCCGCGCCAAACGGCGGACCGTCTTGCGCCTCTCCGCCCCGGCTGACAGGAGTTCCCGCAATGGGTACTGTTCACGCTCAGCAACCCAAGCCTCTCCCGTCTTCGTGTACACCGGCCGGAGGTAGTTCCCGGCATGCCGCCGCAGATGATCGACCGCCACCCGCTCTGCACTCCCCAGAGGAATGTCCTGAGCCAGCTTGATCAACTCTTCCCACGGCATCGGCTCTGTCTTCTCAAGGCGTTCGTAGATGCGTCCCATGCGATACGCCAACGCGGGAAAGTCGAGCTGCTCGAACGGCGTCCATCCAAAACCGCCCAGACGTTCCAATAGAGCCTTGGGCACCTTGAGTCCAGCCATCCGTGCCGTACTCGCGCCCTGCAGGTCGAAGAGCAGGTTTTGCAGTTCCAACCATTCGAGATCCGACGGCGTGCGCACACCCCGCTCCATCAAGAGTTCGTCAAGCACCGTCCAAATCGCTTCCTGCATCCCCAGCGACCGCTCAAGCGACACCTCGTACAAGCGTTGCAGGAACCACTCATCGAACCCGTGATTCTCATGCCCCGAGACTGCTTTCGCTAGCGGTTCGACGAAGTATTCCCCCGGCTGCGGAAAAATTTCCCGCCACGCATGGAAGACTTCCCAGACATCACCCTCACGCGGGAGTTCCGGGATCCTGATACGCGTACCGCTGCTCACGCCGATCGTGCCTCCTGAGCATGCGAGCGCTTCGCCCGCCCGTGCAGTTCCGACAGAAGTTGGACCCTCTGGCCCACAAGCTGTCGCTTCTTGATCCTGCCGGCCGTCAGCCTCTTGTACGTCCACGGCTCCAGTGCTCCGATACTGGCCAGTCTGATACGTAACGCATCTGGATCCAATCCGAGCGCCTCACACACTGGCACGTACGACAACGGCCACGTCTCATTGTCCGAAAGCACCCACGCAAGATCCTCATTCGCCCGCTTCTCGATCCAGCGCATAGACCGCGTGCCGTTGCTGCATCGCAACGACGAAATCGGATTGAATAGCGTCCTGAGCGCATCGACCAGAACGGATAACCGATACAGATGCTCAGAACTCAGGTTTCGCTTCAGAACAAAGTCCGCATCAATCTGAATCGCCTCTATCAGATTGCGACAGTCGTCCATGACTGCTCACTCCCCCCCCTCGACGCCCTTCTCAATCACCACCACGAACCCCTTCTGCTTCGTCACCTGCGACTTGATCAAGCCGCCGGAGTCTAGCGTGTGGAAGTGGTCATCGCCCGGTGCCGCCTCTTTGCCGTATGGCGCGTGATTTCCCTGCTCGTCCTGCGGATAGTCGTCATCATCGGCGCCCTCGTCCTCGCCCATGTGGAACTCTGGACCACCGCCGTCCGCCGGCCCCTCGCCGCCGCCCATGTCCCCCTGCATGTCCTGCTGCAGGCCCATCATGTAAACCTGCATCAGCGCGGGATTCGACGGAGCCTTCCCGAGTCTCTCATCCTCCATCGGCTTCTTGCCGTCGATCTCTCGGATCTCATCGATGGTCGAACTCAGTTTGATCCGCTCGTTTTTGTACTGTGGGTCCTCCTCGTGCAGGCCGATGAACTCCATCTTGAGGAGATCTGTTTCGCGAGGGATGATCCAGTCGTTGTACAACTCCTCGACAAACATGATCAGCGGGATCAGGCCCTTGTCCCGCGAATGCGCCAGCTTCTCTTCCGTGTCCTTTCCGCTCAGCGGAGAAGAGTTCGACCCGGAAAATGACTGCATGTTGATTTCCCCGGGATCTATACTGTAGCAAGCGCACACAATCGAGATCAGGAGTGACATCCACTTGGTGAAGTGAGCCTCATTGAAGTCCGAATCGATCTTGATGTACTGAGCGCCACCACGGGCCCCGCCCTGCTGCTTCGACCCCCCAGCAATCACCGGCAATTTAAACCGGTTGCCCGGCCCTTCGAGCATGTCCTGCAGATTCTTCCCGAAGTTATTGAGAGCCCGCTGGTCGAAGTCTCCGAACATCGCTAGCAGGCCACGCGGAATCGCGTTCCTGCTCAGGCCGGCCGCGTTGTACTGGAATGAGTTGAGCCATGCGGTCAGCACCTTGACCACCATTTCGCTCTCCGCCATTCCGTACCCGTTGTACTTCACCGACGGACGCGGATTCCGGATCTGATACACCAGATCTTCGTACGTGAACGCCACGTGGGGAGCTTGATCGATCACCTGAATGGCGCGGATCTTGTCGTTCCCCTCGTACCCAGATTCAGTGCAGAGACGCACTGTCGACCCGTCGACGTTGTAAAACCCAGCAAGCCTACCATTGTTCTTGTGCTCGATCTCGATTGGGCAGGCGTCGTAACCCATCGAGTCCCAGACAAGGTTTCTCACGAATCCAGCCATGGACTGGCGTTGCAGCCTCTCCCGCACCCAAGGCTTGTCTTCGTCCCCGCAGTTCATCACCAGACTTTCCAAGCGCTTGGCGAGCTGGATGTCCGAGTCCTTCATCTTCTCGCCATCACGGCGGACAAACCGGAACCCCAGCGGAGCAGAATCGCGCTCCGGCCGGCAGAACGCCGTGAGCTGCCTCTGACGAGTCACGATCACCGCCTTGATGATATCGATCCCGGCGAGCACCTGCTCAAGGAATGCGAATCCGCCGGCCGTCCCCCGTTTCTCGACCCAGCGTTCCTTCCCCCCGTTCACCCCGGGGACAACGACTCCGTAATCATTGACTTGCAGTATCGCCGTATGGCCACGGTCGCGCCACTTGCCCCGTCGTGCCAGCACGTCGTCCCTCATCTGATGGTCGAGAGAGTACGAGTACGGCTGCATACGGAAAGCCTTGTGGAGCAGATCGCCTTCCATGCGCAGCCAGTCGATCGACTGCCTCACGGCCGACAGGTGATCACCTTCAACCGCCTTTACGGTTTCCCCCCAAACGGCCGCATTCAGATCAATCGACTCGTCTGGAGGCAGGCCCGGCGCCTGACTCGCTCGTACTAGCTTTGTGAGTTCTCCCACCGTCCGCCTCCTCCGCCTCATCCGATGCCCCGCCGCCGTCCTCCGTTGGCGGGGTGGGGCGGCCAACGCTCTGGAGGGGAGTAAGGGCATTTCCTGAGCGCCAACCGCCCCCGGTGCAGGTGGATGTTACCATTACTGCACGCTTTCCACTCAGATCAAAGCACCCCACACGAAATTCCCTACAGCGAGTCCCACTGCTCGCACGCCACCGCCTTCGGCTCTGTCATGCAATTCTTGTGAAAACCGCACACCCCGTCGACGCGTCCGTTCTCTGGCGCCTGAAAGTAGGAGCAAGTTGCACACACGTACTCCATGGAAGGTTCCGTGAATGCCTCCGGTATCACCTGCTGGATCTGGTCCACCGGGGATCCCGGCCGTGGCTTCTGTCTCATCCTGTCCGCCCCCACTTCCGCCGTGAAACTCACCCACGTGATCGCCCCGGCCACCTCCATCGCCATCTCGATACAGTCGGGACCGTCATCATGTCCTCTCTGCCCATAGTATAACGTCTGCTTATAGGCAACAGTAATCCGTCTGTTCCACTTGAGACGGCCGCTGTGGATGAATGGCTGCAACCGCTCGATCCGCAGACCCTTGTCCTTCGTCGGAATCAGCTTCTTGACGTTCAGCGACGGACAGCGGTCAGCTACGTCATCGGCAAACAATTCCTGAAACTGCACCGCCTCACACCCGAACCGCATGAACCCCCACGTTTGGTGCATCTCCTCGATCTCGTCCAGTATCTCCGATGGCCGGCGCCTGCGCACGTCACACTCGATTAGCCAGTAAGACCGGTACTGACCATCTCCGTTGCTCCGAGACAAAGCGGGATAACAGGCCAGCACCGCCAGCGCCGACGGATCCGAGTGCTTGTTTTGCTTCCCCATGGATGGATCGCACGCCCCGTAGATATCGCAGTCCTGCAGACGTATGGCGTCCCCCTCGTCTGGCCTGAGCCACCACGTCCCCTCGACCTCCTCCAAGTCGAACCATCGAAACCGTTTCTCCTCGAAAAACTGATCCGTCGGATCAACAGGCTCGTTCTGCAACTCCGCGTCGAAGGACCTCGGACCCTCATCGATCCGGATCTTCATCAACTCGTAGTACGATTGCCCCTCTGGCCAGAGCACCTCCGTCCCTTCGAGCATCTGCAGCTCATGCGTCTCGTAGTATTCGAGTGCCGCTCGCTCCCGCTCTTCGTCCGACTCAGAGAAGTCCGTGTACAGGGTCTCCCACGTCGCCCACATCTCTTCATGTGTCGCCCACTCTATCACCGCCTGATAGAACCGCGTCCGCCACCCCTTAGACTCCTCTCGGTTGAGCAGCCGCGACAGCACAGAATCGAAGTGCATGACCGTCCCCAGCACCAACACGTCCAACTTCTGCCTTGGGCCCTTGGCCTTCAGAACCGCCCCCAACAGCCACTTGTGGAGCTTGTCGCGCTGCTCAGCCGACCGCACGAGTTCGTCATTCTCAAGGTCGTCAAGAATCACAAGGTCTGGACGCCACTGCCGATACCTCCGACCACGGATCCTCTGGCCGGCGCCCAACGCCATCACCTTGCACCCGCTAGCCGTGACGATCTCGTCCGCACGCCAGATAGGCCCCTTCCCCACCACGTACGGAAACGCCTCCGCAAGCTCCAAGTTCTCCGTCAGCTCGTGTTTGATATCCGACAGATATTGAATCGCCTGAGCCTGCGTGTCGCTGATTAGGACAACGAACCGCTTCAGGTCATAGGCGATGCACATGAGCGGAAGAAGCAGGCTCGCCCACGTGGTTTTCGCGCTGCCGCGTGGTGCAGCAATGGCGATCCTCTCCCCGTCTGGCGCTGCGAGGATCCGCTCAAACTCATCGCACAGTTCCACGTGCAAGCGACTGGGCGGAAGCATGCAGTAATGGCTGAAATACTGCCGGCCAAAATCCAGCGCTGGAACCCTGTCCGGTCGCGTCTCTAGCACACCGCGCGAGGCTGGCAGGACATCCACCGCCGAATGTATCCCCTCTCGCAGGGGATTGATCTCGAATACAGGAGCAGACTCAGATCGACGCTCGAACGCCTTACTCAAAGAGTCCGTTGATTTCTTCGTCCGCCCCACCCCTCAGCTCCCTCTGTCCGCGCGTACTCAGCTTCAGCAACTCAACAACGATCCAGTCCGCCACCTCGCCGCGCTCCATCAGCCTCTCAAACGTCGGCGCCCATCCGTTCTGCAGAATCTCTTTCGCCGATACAGAGAAGAAAATCCGCGCCTTCTCCTCGTCCTTCCGCTGTCTCCAGACAATGATCGACATGGTCTGGCCGTCGACAGTAGCTCCACGGCGATCCCCGTCTGGCTCCTCGGTGATACTGTGGATCCGCCCGCCACCGATTTCCGCTATCCCGTCATCGTTCATCTTCACCCCCAGAATATTCCCGCTCGTCAATTATCTCCACCCGCCCGAACACCTGCTCCTGCAACGCCCGCCCCCTGTCGTCCGGATCCAGCTCCACAGTCCCGTCCTTGTAGACGTACCGCCAGACGAACCCAAGCTCATCATCGGCCACCGTGCAGAACCGCTGTGCCTCCCCGTCAAGCAGAATCCGAAGCTTGCGGGCATCCGGCGTGTTGATCGTCACCCTCATCCCTGCCGCTCCATCCGCGTCTTTCGCTCGCCGCCTTCCCACTTCGCCCGCCAGTCCCGGATCTCCGCCCGCAGCTCGTCGGTCAACTTCTTGCGTTCCTCCAGCTCCTCCCACGCCGCCTCTTCCATCTCCTTGGCACGCTTCACCACTCGATCGCTCCGCTCGCAAATCCCCCGCACCCAAGCCGCCACTTTCCCCGCCAGATAATCCGCGTCCGGTTGCCCGATATGGTACTGCTGGACGATGCGCTTTGCTTCTTCCAGATACTCGTCATCCTGTCCTCTGGTCATCCTCGTTCCACTCCCCTAAAAGCAAAAACGGCCGTGGCAAGCACCAGCAGGAACTCGCCACGGCCATTCCTCAAATCACCAGCTTTCCCCCAGCGCTACTTGCTCCGCCGCTTGATCAACAGCGTCGCCGCGCTGGCCTCCTCATCGTCCGTGGTCGTGGCCAGAATCTTGGCCAGCCCCAGCGTCACGATGTCGTCCTGATTGAACGCACTGAGCGCCGTCTGCCTCGCCATGGCAGCGTCGATGTTCTGGCGCCGGTTCTCGTCGTCCTCGGCATCCGAGAAGTCACGGCGAGCCTGCCCCAGCTCCGTCCTGTCGCTGGCCTTGTCGTACGTGCCAGCATTCGTCACACGGCGATCGTGAGCCTGCACCATCACCTTGGACAGCTCCGCAATCTGTGTCGCGTACGTCGAATCGAGCTTGTCGCGAAGGTTCTGATTCGCCTTCGCCTGCACGTCCTGATTACCGTGGAACACGTCAGCCCGGTCCGCTTTCGTGATCGTCGACCTGTTGGCCGTCTCCTGAGCTGGCTCCCTCGGCTGCGTGGCCGACAGGATCGCTTCCGTGACGTCCTTCTGGACGCCATCGTCATCCACAAAGATGATTTTACCCATTTCCCTTTCTCCTCTGTCGTGTGAACTCCATTTTGCGCTTCGTCGGACCTCTGTAGCACCGCCGCCCCGTATCACGGCGGAGATCTTTTGACGTCCATGCGGACCCCCCTTCCGGTTTTGCCGGCAAAACTCCGGCCATCATTCCACCGTCAGCTTCTCCTCATTCCGGTCAATCGGAATGCACGCCTCGCCTTTGTCCCCCAGCAACTTGGACAAGTCGTCGAAGGAAATGTACGCCCGACCGTGGTTGCCCCATGAACTGCCCCACGAATTGAGCAACGTGATCCTCTCCCGTGGCACGTAGATCTGTTCGAGCAACACCGCGTGATGCGCAACCGTCTCGCCTGTCGCTCGCACGTACCCATTGCCGTCCACCTGCTCCATGTCCCTGTGCCACGGCACCCCCACCACTACTGGCCCCTCGTACGCCAACGCCCCGCACACCTGCTCGATCCCGAACGCCCACCGGTACCCGCCGATGTATCCCAGATCCACCAACGCCTTCGCCACCGCGAGCACGCTCGTCCCGTCGTAGTCCGTCCCGTCCCACGAATCGCGCTCCTTGCCCATCTCGTACAGTCGCTCAGCGAACCGGTACTCAATCCCCTGCACCTCGGCCGGAACCGCTGCCAGCTCGTGAGCCCACGCGCAACCCACACAACTCGACGCCCCCCCCTGATTCAGGACGATCGGAGACCGCCAGTACATTGACCGCAGCGGACGATCGAGATTCGCCAGACGGGCAATGCCATAGCCACGGCTCCGCTCATCGAACTCTAGGTTGCGCCCGTACCCCGGTTCCATCATCTGCCTTAACCCCATCCCATGCTTCATCGCTCATCCTTGTCGATCCGGACGAAACCCATTGCAGCCAGATCCGCGTCCCTTACCGTCTCCGCCTTGCCATCCTTGCCGAGATACAGGACTGGCACGCCCTCGTATCCCACGGAATCGAGTGCCGCACGGAATTTTTTGCCCAGCGCCTCATCCACATTGATCCCGCGCACGGCCAACACGTCGCCCTGAGCCAGACGCAACACGTCGACGATACGGTCTCCACGTGCTCCGGACAGAATCACCAACTTCCGGAACCCCCGCTCCGTCAGATGCTTCTCGATCGCCCGAATGGCAATCGCCGGCATCTGGTCATGGAACGCCAACAGATTGCCGTCCTCCAGTTTAATCTGGTCGAGAGTCGGACGGATCGGCGACAACAGCGCCCTCTCCAGTTCTTCGACCTCTTTGATCAACTCCAAGATCCGATCATCCTTCGACATCAAACACTCCTTTTGGCCATTGCCTGACCCGCAGATCCTCCGGCCATTCGTCCGGATCGCCGCCCTTCGGATGCTTCGTCCGGACACGCGTCCCATCGTCTGTCGCGTTGCTTCCGAGCTGCTTCACGAACACCGGAACCCCATGCCGCCTGCATTGCTCCACAATACCCCTGATCCACGCGACATTACACGGCCGCGCCCGTGGACCCGACTCCCCCCCGACGATCACCCAGTCGAGCGTCTGCTGCCTGAGCGCACCCCGCTCTAGCGCCTCCTCGTGCGTAATCGGCAACCCCGGCAACCACGCACGCGGCAAGAAAAACTTATCAATCATCGGCTCGATCGACACAAACCGGATCGCCGCTGGCGTTCGCAGCAACCAAAGCCCCCGATCGTACACCACCGGATACTTGTTAGACTCGACCGTCACTCCCAGCCAGACGTTTTGAAGCGGTGCAGGAGGAATTGAAGCTGGCCGGAGCAACTCATTCTTCCGCAGGACCTTTGTGTAGGCGATCGCCATGGCCCGCATCTCCCTCGCCCGTTTCGTGAGCACTTGGAAAATATGCTGCGGAGCCTCCTCCATCGCGTCGAACAGAGCGAACACGTCCGCAGCCGGCACGCTATCGTGGAATGTATCCGACATGGAATTGACGAACACCATGGACGGCTTCCGCCAACGTGAAGGCTCGTTGAACTTCTCGGGGAGCACCTTCACCTTGCCAGTCCACCGAGGATTCCCGTCGTTCCACTCCACCAGACCGTCGTACGCGCCGTTATTGAACCGCCATGCGTTCCGCGCCGCGTAGCAGTTCGCGCACCCCGGCGAGACTGGCGAGCATCCACGAAACGGATTCCACGTCCGCTCCGTCCACTCGATGCTCGTCAAACCCATCCGCAGCCCTCGTTTGGATCCTCGCATTGACGACACGGATACTCTCTCGCCGGCATGAACACCTTCCCCGTTTCTTGCAGGAGATGTGTCTGCATCAAGTAAAAGAGATCCGCCAACAATTGTGAGTCTCTGACCTCGATCTCAGCAAACGCCGCCCGCCACATCTTCACCACGTTGACCGTCAGAGGAATGATGCGGTACACACTGCCACAGCTCCCCTCAGGCACACCAACAACACGCCAGCCACTCATCGCCAGCCGCCCTACCGCGTAATGTGCCACCTCGGACCCGCGTTCGGTCAGCTCCATTTGCACGCCGTTCTCCAAACGCTTCTCGCGAAGCAAATCTTCACGCCCCGTCCCCTTTGCTGCCCGCCGTTCCAGTATCGACTTTCCACTACTCATTCCCATGATGTTCTCCCCGTTGTTGTTGTTCGCGCACCGTCTATGTCTATGCGTTCCCCACACCTTGCTTGGCTCGCTCTCTTCGAATGATTCCTACCCCGGTACCGGCTCGCTCTCTTCGTGTGATTCCTGCCCCGAAGAAGGCTCGTTCCTAGTGTGTGTTACCTGCCGCTCGAACGACTGCTCATCTCAGTTCCGATCCTTACCCGTCTTACGGATGGTCTTCCTTCTCCTCCACCGCCACCAGTTCCGTCCCCAGATACGACTCATACTCCCGTGCTTCGGCGATGATCTTGCCGTCCTCGTCAGACACCAGCACTGACAGAAACGGCACCTCCTCATCCAGACACCACGTTACGCCGGTCACCTTGCCGTGTCCTCCGAACATCATTACGTCATCGCCCTCACTCGGTGCCGCTGACAAACTCGTGCTCCTCAGTCGATACAGCGAGACCTTTCCTTCAGGCCCCCTCTCCCCGACAATCCATTTAATCAACATTATTCCGCTCCTCAGGTTCGTCCCTTACCCATCGCACGGCTCACGCTCCGTCCCTGTTCCATGCTTCATGCACGGTTCGCTTGGGTCCTGTGTCTCATGCTGTCCATTCGGCTCGCTCATGTGCCCTGTTTCTTGCAACTCCCTTTGGCTCGTTCACCTCTTATGTTCCATGCGGGCGCAATAACTCCAAGCTCTCTTTCCGTTCCCGCTTCGTCAGTCTCCTTGCCTTGCTGCACCTCCGCGTCTCCTCCCCCGCGTCACTCCTCAGCGCCGCCGCATGCTCATCCGCCAACCGCCTCCGGTCGTTCCGCCTCCTGTTACGCGCCTGCTGCCTCTTGTCGCCCTTCACGCTCTTCCTCCCTTCCTCCTTTGATCAACTTCTGGACGGCCAGAAGCGCCTCAGCATACGCGGTTATCCCGTCGTCAGCCGGCCTGCACGTCACAGCTCGATCGTCGATGTACGCCACGGCCGCTGGCTTGCCGTCCCCCACCCACACCGAATCGTACGGGATCTCGTGCTTGCGCAGCCAGCTCGTCACGTACTGCGCCAGCTCTTCCGCATCACGCCCGTGGTTCTGGTCCGGACAGGTGCGCGTGGAGTAGATCATCACCGACCCCAGCGTCATCAGCGCACGGATGAATTTTGCTGCATTTGGCATTGGATCCCCGATTTGATCGATGCCCTTCCAGCCGTCGTACTGTGCTAGCACACCATCCAAGTCGACTGCAATCAGATCGCCCGTTCTCATTCACATTCCCTTCACCGCTGGAATTCACCCCAGCGTAGTTCGTCGGTCTCGTACCGGTCCCCGTTCTCCGCCCCCGGGATCAGCCGCATTTCGTCGTGTGGAGCGCAAATCATCGGCTCCTTGTCCTGCCAGTCCCCCCGATCGTCACGGCCACCCCACACGATTCTGTACTTCGCAGAATTGTCCGGAGCAAAGTCCCATGCATACACCCCGTCGTCATACGCCGCGATGAATCGAGCTGGCAGACCCGTCATCTGCATGATCCCCCGCGCCGCTATCGCCTTGCCCACCGACACCCACAGATCTGGCAGCCTCCGAAAACTGTACTTCCGCCGCTTCACCTCCGTGAATCCGCACACTCGTGGCACCTTGCCGCTACCCGGAACCACCAGCGCGAAGTCCAGACGGTACGCTAGAGACATCTTGCGAAAGTCGACCCGCTCGATGGCAGCCACGCTCCGCATGATGTAGAACTCGATTCGCCTGTTCTCCGGCCCTTCGTACCTCGGACGGTGATACCCTTCCCCCGGGCCATCGCCGTCACCGTACGCCGGCCCGTCGAGTATTCTGGCCCTACGTATTGGCATCACGGTCCCCCGACACGACACACACCCCAGTCTTCATCAAGCGTTCGACGAGAATCTTGACCGGAACATCGAACATCATCACACTGCCATTGACCAACCAGATAGATGATCGCTGGTTGTCGCCCCGAATCTGCGCGACGTTCTGCCAGTTGACCAGCGAGAGCACCTCTCCACAACCGGCCCTTTCGACCCCCTCATTCCTCAGGATCATCACCTGCTTTGCGCAGTCCATACAACATCCTTTCTTCCATTTTTTTTCAGACATCACGGTCCTGCTGTCTCTCGTGGTCCTCCAACACGCGGCAGATCGCCCAGACGAAATCCCCTAGAACCTCTCCACCCCTCGCCAGCTCCGCCCACGGTACGAAATCGCCCCCGACGGACCGCAGCACTCCCACAGACTGCTTCATCAACTTCACCACAGCCCAAATGGCGCCCTCTTCCACCTCTGTCATCAGACGCTCCAACTCAGCGACCCGTCGACGCGCGTCCTCCCTCTCCCGCGTTCTCGTGATCAGATGTTCATCTAGTTCGTGGATCGTCTGGCGAGCTTTCTGCAGTTTCTCCCTCTCTGTCATCGTCACACCCCCATCTGATTGTTGCGGCGGTTGGCGCCCTTACCGGCACGAAAAGAAGGATCCGCAGGAGCACCCAAGCAGACCCCGGGGAAGGACCGGCAAACAGGACGCCTCTCTCGTCTTACGTCTGACCCCGCCGCTAGCCGTACGACCTATCCTCCCCGCAGTACCATCAAACGATCTGAATCGTCATCCAACCCTCTTTGATCTCATCCAGCATCAATCCAGCATCCGGCCCCTGCACCCGCTCTGCCACGACATGCTCCACCACCTTGGCCATTTCCGCACACAGGCGGTTGAGCTGCTGCCTGCTCACCGCGTTGCTCTCTCGCATGCGATGGATCCGCTCGACCACCCCTGCCACGTCTTTGATCATCCCTGCCGCGATCTTCGATTCCTCGGACCCGACATCCTCTTCAGGGTCTCCCTTGCTGAGCACGCCTTCGAGCAGCGCCCGCAGGATCCGCAGCTCCGCTTGGAGATCGAGCGGATTCGGATCATCGATCCCCACACCCGCCGCCACGTCAGCCAGCGTAGCTCGCTTGATCTTCGAGTACCGGCCATGCCTCACAAGGGATGCGCCCCCATGGAGCTTGCACTTGCCATGCCCGGGATGGTCCGTTCCCCACCCCGCTGGCCGTCGGCAGCGCCCGGGCCCCTGCTTCTTCTTCGCCCCACAGAATTTCCTCGTGCTCAGCGCCTTATCCTCTGGTTTCGCCGCGTTTGTCATGGAGTCCCACCCTTTGTCCTACCTGTCATAGACGCTGCGCATCAGCTCATGCTCTCGCGCATCCCCCGCAGCTCATTCGCCATTGCCTCGACCACGCCGTCTCTCACCTGAGTAATCTGCTCTAGCGAATAGGTCTTGGAGTCCTCCTGCACCATCCCGCCGTACTCCCCCCGCACAGTGAACTTGACGAGCCTTGAGCCAATCGGCGCCACCTCGTCCACCTCTTCAGACAGCCGGCGGATCCTCTCGAACGCCTTGTTGTCCAGCAGCCCCCACCATAGTTCCTCTTTGCCCTTCCGCGCCCGGTCAAT